GGTCCAGATCTAGAGGATCACATTGCACGTCTTATGGCTACCCAGGCTGGTAACGATATTGAGGATACCCTTATTAACGGTACTGGAACTGGTTCAGGTTTGATGTCAGCTTTCGCAGGTTTCCGCACATTGGCTCTTAACAACGCACACGTTGTAGACGCTAATGGATACGGACTTGATAAAACAGTCTTTAACCAAGCTATTAAGACCCTTCCACGTAAGTACAAGCAACGCCGTAATCAACTTCGCTTCTTCACAGGATCGAACTTGGTTCAGGACTACTTGTTCAATTTGACAGCTAACGCTGGCTCAGCAAACCCATTTGATATCGCTTCAGGTATCATCCGTGGTGATGTTGCAGCTAACGATGGTGGTCCAGGAACAGTAACTCCTTTTGCATTCGGTATCCCAGTTATCAACGTTCCGTTGATCAACGAGACCGTAGCAGGAGACTATTCTGGTGCTTCAGGTTACCATGGTGATGTCCACTTGACATTCCCACAGAACTTTATCATCGGTATCAAGCGTGATGTAACAGTCTATCGTTTGTTCCAGCCAAAGAAAGACACAATTGAATACACACTATTCATTCGTGTTGGTTGCGTAATGGAAAACTACGATGCACACGTTATCGTCAAGAACGTTAAGGTTGCAGGTTCTACTATGTCTTCTCCTTCATTCGGTTCCGCTATTAACGGCGCCAATGTAACAGGTGGACAAAACGGAAACACATACTAATTTTTAATTAGTTGCAAGGCGGGGAGTTACTTAGGTAGCTCCCTTAGCCATTTTCTGATATAATTAACAATGACGAGAGGAAGTCAAATGTCATTTACAGAATTAAAAATTGGTGAGTTGAGAAAAGTAGCAGATTCTTTTGCTATTGAAACTCAAGGATTAAAGTCAAAACAAGAAATCATTGCAGCTCTTGAAGAAGAGGGCATCACTTGGCAGATGTATGCTAAGTTTGATAATGCAGAAAAGCAAGATATTGAGATTCCAGAGAACGAGAAGAAAAAGAGAGAAAGTAAGATTATGTCAAAAGCAGCAAATCAGATCCTTGTAAAAATGGAAAGAAATAATCATTCATATCAAACAATGGGCTTTGAGTTTTCTCAAGAGCACCCATTTGTTGCAATGTCAGAAACAGATGCTCAAAAGATTTTTGATACTCAGGACGGGTTCCGTATTGCTACCCCGAGAGAAGCTCAGGAATACTACGCATAAATAAAAAATAGGGGGTGTTCTGATTGCAAACAATCAACACTAATAGTCAGGAAAAGATACAACTAGAAGTCTTTAATAATGGAGTTCTAGCCCAAGCGGATAGCCTTCCAACATTGTCAATATATGATGCTGATAATGATGCAAATCCAATAACAGGATTTTCGGGACTTAATGCCGTGGATGAAAACCCCGCTGGTGTTTATTCTTTCTTGCTTACCCCCGCAATAACAAATATTAACAGAACTTTGGAAATTCGATGGAGTTATACAGTAAATGGTGTCTCAACTGTTCAAACTGATTTCTACTCCATCGAAACTCCATATTCTACGGTTTCAGAAACTATAGACTTTCTAGGTTTTGGTTCAATCCCATCACAAATAAATTATATGGATCCAAAATCTATTGTCAGTGCAGAAAAAGTTGCAAGAACTATTATTGAAGGATATACGGGCATTAAGTTTTATACTTATTATGGTGCTCAAGAGATATATGCAATTGGTGGCAATACAATCCAATTGACAGAAAGAATGTTAAGAATTGATCAAATTTGGGAAAACCAAATATTGGTTTATGATGGAACTCAAAATCCAGTTTACGATACATTTGGATACAATACTGAAATAAGTCCAACAGGATACCAAGTTAGAATATGGTACCCAGCTTGGCCAGATGGCTGGAACAACGAGATGGACCCAGAGATTTATGAGTATGGTCGTTTTAGAGATGGATACTTATATAGATTTGTTGGTCAAGTGGGTTATAAGTATGTCCCAGAAGATATAAAGCTTGCTTCCATGCTTTTAATTCAAGATATTCTTTCAAACGATTATAACTGGAGAAATAAATATTTGTCTAAAGTTAACCTCAGTGAAATTTCATTTGAAATGGGCGGCGGAGCTTTTGACGGTACAGGAAATATTGTTGTAGACAATATACTTGATCAATACCGTAAAGCAAATATCGTGATAATCTAATGTTTACATCAAAGACAAATGGATCTTTTACTGGCTCTGTTTTTAATATGAAGGCAGATATCTACATACAAGAAAATGTTCAAGATTCAACGGGTGCCATAAAGCGTCAATGGTTATATGATAGAACGGTTCAGTGTAAAGTTGATCCAGTTAAAATGCGTGGTGCTTCAACTAGAAGTGATAATAAATCTTTTAGCAGGGGTTCTGATTTAACTTATGATGAAAAAATGCAGCTTAAAATGTACGGGTTTGAATTGCTTAGCAAGCGTTGGCGTGTCACCAATATTAGAACAAGTACAAATGAACAAATATTTGTTGAAGTAGATAAATATGATAAGCCAGACACTATTTTTGAAGTTACTGCTTCTCACGCTGTCCTAGACCCATTTGGAAAAATTGCTTATTATGAAGCAGTTCTTCTAAGAAGTGAAGTCCAAGATGACAGTCAAGCTTGAGGTTAATGCAGCTCAAATAGGCTCAGATCTAGCAGATTGGCTGGGCGGATTAGAAGAACTAAAAAACCCTTCTGTTTTAACTCAGCTATCAAAAGCTATATTTTCAATTACAGGTGAGAGATTTGTGATTGACGTTGATAACTATGCAAGACTTAATCCTAAAAAAATGCACCATGTTTATGAGTGGGGTCAAATAGGAAGTCCAGCGGGCAGACTTTTTGTCGTTGAAAGAAGTCAGATACTTTATGGAAACCTTGTAGTATCAACAAATTTTTTACAATCAAAAATGCCAGTACCTATAAGTCCAGAACTTTTGACTCCAGGAAAAACAGGCAAAGTTGTTTCAAGAAGAAACATATTTAGAAATAAGGCAGAAGTTATGGAATCAGGAACACCTGTTTCATTTTCAGCAAAAAGAGTTTTAGCTTTTATGGGAAATAATGGAATAACTTTTATAAAGCCAGGCACACAAGTAAATATATTACATCCAGGCGGGATCAACACTAAAAATGCTTTTGCTAGTTATATGCTTGAATGGTATACTACAAAAGCAAATACAGTTATGGATGCTTCTGGGTTTTATGAGTCTTTGGCTAATGATGTTTCAAATGCATTAAACTCAAGCACAGCTAAAGGAAGTCTTTCTGCTGTAAGAAATGCAGTTACAAATCTTGTAAATAAAGTTGATTTAGGGGCTACAATTAAATGACAATAGATTATTCAAAAATAGCTGCATTTGATGTAAGAAATGCTATATGGGCGGAACTTCAAAGAGTTGGTCTTTTAGATCCACAAGATTATTATGCTGATGGTTTTTCTGATCCACTAATACCTATAGTACCGTCACAACAAGTACCAGAATTCAACAACCTTTTGCCTGGTAAAACATATATAACCTATGATATTATTCAAAAAAATTATGGGGTTCAATGGTGGATTTCTGAAGAATCTATGGTTATGCAAATTATATCTAGAAGCAATTCACAGATTATATCTATTATTAACTTCCTTACAGATCTATTTAGAAGATATGAGCTTTCTGCTGCTGATATAAATGATGTGGCCCACGCTGCCAACAGCCCATTTAAATTCTTGTATTTTAAGCTGGAATCAGCTAATCCCGTCCAACCCTTTATTGATGAGGGCGGTTATATGAGTGGTGACATGTCCATAGGCTATACTTATACCCGTGAAGTAGATGAGGGCACAGCAACCAACACTGGGCGATATATCTAAAGTTTGAGTTATATCCGTTTGATGCTATGATTTTCTATGAGGAAGCACGTCATATTTTTTGGTTTAATTTTTAAAATAAATAAGGTGGTGAAATAAAAAATGGCTACAAGTACAAAAAACGTAATCGTTGGTGCAGCATCTCTATTCGTGTCTGTTGGTAACAGCTCAAATAACACAGGTCGCCCAACAACATATCAATCAGATCTTACAACCCTTTTGCCAACAAACACATCAGCACGTTCAGGACTTTTGAATCCTAATAACGGATATCGTGAAGTTGGATACACAAACACAGGTCTTGAAGTTTCTTATGAACCAACATACGGTGAAGTAATGGTTGATCAGCTTTTGGACGCAGCTCGTATTTTCAAGCAAACACTTAAAGTTTTGTTGAAGACCGAACTTACAGAAGCAACTCTTGAGAACCTTCAGTTCTCATGGGGTCAAATGGATTCATACTATGTTGCAAACTCAACTGGCTCAGTTGTAAACGTTCCAGCAATTCTTAATAATGATTCTAACGTTAACAGCACTCCAGATACTCCAGCAGCAACATTAAACATTGCAGCAGGTGCTTTGGGAGATGCTCCAGTAGAGCGTGTGCTTATTGCAGTTGGACAAGCTCCAGCACAAATTGGTACATCAAAGGCTTTCAATGATCCAGCATCTAACGGCGGTGCTACACCAGTCGTTTCAGTAGGAACAGGTTCTGTTACTACAGTTGCTCGTCAGAAAGAGCGTGTCTACGTTGCACGTCGTGTTGTTTCAATTGATACAACAATGCATGCTTTGAAGCGTGATGCAGCAACAGTGTTCCCAGTGAACTTCCGTTGCTTGCCTGATTCTGATCCAGCATACGCTGGTGCAGAATATGGTGTTGTTATTGATCGTGTCTACGGCACATTCTAAACAATACTAAATTACAACTTAATATAGATTTCAGACCCCTGCCGAAAGGCGGGGGTTCTGAGTTTGTTTATACTAATTATATTGGTATAATTTAACTAACAACAAAGGAGCTATAAATTGGCAACAACAGTATATGATACAGTAGATATTGAAATAAGTGATGGTTCAACCATTACTCTAAAACCACTGCCTATTAAACAGTTAAGAAAGTTCATGGAAGTTGTAAACTCCATGGGAATTGATGAAAATAAAACAGAGCTAGATGCTATGGACCAGTTTGTAGAAGCAGCACTTATATGTGTAGATGGTCTAGGAAGAAAAGATCTTGCTGATAAAGACAAGTTTGAGGAAGTTATTGACACTCCTACTATGATGAAGATTCTTGAAGTTGCTGGAGGTTTGAAGCTCACAGACCCAAACCTTCTGGGAGCGGCTCTAGTTGGGACGAACTAGATCTAAGCTCCTTAGAGTCTGAGATTTTTTCTTTAGGTCATTGGAAAAATTTTGATGAACTAGAGGAAAATCTTTCTATCAATGAACTTAATGCTTTGGTAAAAGCAATAAGGGAAAAAGAAGAAAGACAAATGAAGTTCTTTGCAGCAATCAATGGTGTAGACCTTGAAGAAGGTAATAAAGAGCCAGAAGATGTTGCAGCTCTTCGGAATGCAAATATTGCATCCAAAGAAGGCTTTGGAGTTGGCGAAGGCTTAGGCTTTATGTCAATGGAATAACAGGGGGTGAGAGCATAACTTGGCAAAGATAGAATTAAATATAGTTGCACTTGGCGACTTCTCTGCGGTTAATGCTCAAATAAAATCCCTTCAAGTACAAGTTGATGCACTTAATAAAGGTGTGGCGGGCGTAGGTTTAGGTCCGCAATTAACAAAAGATTTACAAGCAGCTCAGACAGCATTTAAAAATACAATGCTGTCTACTGGACAGTTTACAATGCAAACTGTTAAGATGGCTTCTGAAACTGAAAAGTTTGGCACAGCACTTGTTGCGGGTAAATTAAAACTTTCTGATTATTTCAATATAATTACAGGAAAAGCAGGACAAGCAACAGCATCAATGAATGCTCTTGCAGAATCCCAAGTAAAATTAAATAACTCTGTTGTAATACAAAATAAACAGGGTTTTCTAGATGTATATACCCCAACAGCATTTAATGAAGTAGCTCAAGCAGAAGACCTTGTTACAATGAAGGCAATGTTGATGCAGAAAGCTATTGATGGTGGATCAACAGCCCTTATCAACTTTGGTAAGAATACACAGTGGGCGGGTCGCCAATTAACAGTTGGTCTTACAATGCCTATGGTTATGTTTGGTGCAGCAGCAGTTAAATCATTCCAACAAACAAACGTAGAACTTACAAGACTTCAAAGACTTTATGGAGAAGGTCTTACTCCTCCATCACAAGCACAACTTAATCAAATATCTGGACAAGTTCTCCAGCTTGGGACTCAAATTGCACAAACCATGGGTATAGCCCAAACAGAAACAGTTAAAACTGCAGCAAATTTTGCAGCTATGGGTAAACAAGGTCAAGAACTTCTTAATATAACAACTCAAACAGAACGTTTGTCAAAACTTGGAGGAGTTGATTCTCAGCAAGCAACGGATGCAATTGTTGCTTTGCAAAATGTTTATAAAGTAAGTACTAATGATTTGGCAAATGCAGTTAACTTTTTGTCTGACGTTCAAAAGCAAACAACAATGTCGCTTACAGATATGACAACCGCTATTCCAAAAGTTGGTCCTATTATGGAACAATTAGGCGGAACATATAAAGATACTGCAGTCATGCTTCTTGCAATGCGTGAAGCTGGAATTCCAGCAGCTCAATCTGCCAACGCATTAAAGTCTGCAATGGCATCTATAATTGCCCCAACATCTGCAGCTGTAAAAGAGTTTGAGTCTTTTGGTATTAACTTAAACTCAATAAAGAGTGCTGGCGGACCAGTACAAATGATTCAAGCATTACAAGCTTCTCTTCAGAGTTTATCTCCACTTGTAAGAGAACAACTTATTGAAAAGTTATTTGGTAAGTTTCAATTTGCTCGTATTTCTGCTCTTATTGACAACTTTGGCAAGGCGGGGAGCCAAACAGTTAATGCATTAAAAGTTGCAGGAGCTACATCAAGTCAGTTAGCAGACTTGGCAAATCAAGAAATGAAGCAAGCAACATCTTCTGTATCTGCACAATGGACAAGAGCATTAGAAGGGTTTAAAGCAACACTTTACCCCATTGGACAAAAGTTTGTTGAAATGGGATCAATAATTTTGGGTGTTGCAAATAAAATCGGTAAAGCGTTTAGTAGTTTACCTTCACCACTCAAAGGCTTCTTTGGTTTTCTTGTAATAGGTGCAGCGTTAGCTGGACCTCTTATCATGTTAACTGGTCTTTTATCTAACTTTGCTGGCTATATACTTAAAGGTGTTGGTTTAGTAACAAAGCTTGCAAATGGCGGTATGAGCCTTAAAGAATTACTTACACCAGAGATAATTGCATCTCAAAAAGCAGCAGAGTTGTTTTCAAATCAAATAGTTAATGACGTTGATGCAGTAGATTTATTAAACCAAGCAATTGAAAGACTTACAGTTTCATTGTCCGAAATGTCAAGTGCAATGTCATTAGGCACTGGCGATATAGCTACAAAAACAGCAGCAGTTGCTGCAACATCAGCAAATCTTGCAAACGTAAATGGAGTGGGCGAAGGCGGGGTCACTGGCCCAGAAGGAATTTTTTATAGAGTTCAAAAAGAAGATTATAAATATGTTTCAACACCTACAGGACAAGCTTTAGGAATTACAAAACCTGCTATTAAATTAAAACCACCTACAGGTTTTTATGGTACTAACATAGATGGCCTAAATACAAGATTGGCAAACTCAGGTGTAACTGGTCAAGAAATAATAACCAGCATGACTTCATACACAAAAGAAATCAATAATGCTGTAACTAAATTTAAAACAAGCACGTCCGACTATCTAGATACTATTATTAAAATGAAAGATCAAGCTGGTCAAGGAATTGTTAGCGAAGAAGAAGCAAATAATTTAAAAGCTGAAATTAATAATGCTCTTCAAGCAGAGTTAATTGCTCTTGATGAAGCAGGAGTAAAAATAACTGATCAAAACAGTCCTTTGTTTTCAGTTTCAGATAGAATAATTCGTGAAAGAGCAGCAGCAACAGGTAATGCAGATATGCTTACTACGTGGGAGCAGGCAAATACTCAATATAGTGCTTATCCAGACTATGCAAACAGAAGCGGAAAAACAAATCCAATAAGCTTATCAGTACCTGGTCGTAACGAAGCTCAGATTGCTGCTTATAAAGCAGAAGGTGAAGGAAATGTTTTCTTTCATCAAGGCAATGATTTTTTCTTAAAAGCTAGAGCAAAAATTATAGAGCAAGCAAAATCAACTTATCAAGCAGCTGCAAATGCAATTAATACCGTTTTGGGTACTACAATCGGTAAAGATAAAAGCATTGAAGCGGCAGGAGTAAAAACTGGAGAGTCTTTCATAACTCCTATGCAGGCAACCATTGAGGCTGGTATGCCAGGGCTTGCAACAGCTTCGGCAGAGGCAATAACTGCAGAAACAAGTGTATTTAGCGAAGCTGCGGGGGTAGCAGGTGATGCTGCAGGCCTTACGTTCATGGAAAGAATGAAGAACAAGCTAACAAGCAATGGTGGTATGGGCATAGGCCTAATGCTAGGCGGAACCATGCTTGGTCAAACTATGTCAAGTAGCAGCAACTCTGCTATAAATACTCTAGGCTCTGGAGTTACAATGGGTGCAAATGCCGCTGGTATTGCAATGATGACAGGCTTAGCTACAGCGGCTGGACCACTTGCTGTTATCGCAGCTAGTGTGGCGGGAGTTACAGTAGCTACCAAAGAACTTATTAAATATATGGATGAAGTAAAAGCACATAATGCTGCTATATCATCTTCATTTAAAGCAAATTCTGATGCTATATCCGCATATGGCGGTAGCATGATAAATGCTACACAAGCAACATACAATTTTAATACTGGAACAAAACAAACTGCACAAGCTCTTTCTCAAACCGCACAAGATGTTGCAAATATTGCTAAATTAAAACCAACAGATTCTTTAAAGCAGATTGGTGATTTGTTGAAGGGCGGGACAGATGCAAAGGGCGTAATTGGCACTGTAGAACAGTATGCAGCAGCACAAGTAGCAAATGGAATGGATCCTTCTAAAGTTTCACAGATGGTTACAGATTTACTTACATATGCTGGACAAACACAGTATCTAAATGCCGCATTAAAAGAAGTAACAAAAAATACTCAAGATGTCTCTACAGCCACCGAGACCTGGCTTAATAAATTAACAACAACAAATGGTTTTATTCCTGTTACTTCAAGTGATTATAGCATGTTAAATACTCAACAAAAAGCTTATGCAGATAGCTTGCTTTCAACTTCAAATGTTATTTCAAATAGTTCAACACCTATTTCTACTGTTATAGCTAAACTACAAGCAATGAATACTTCTACACAAAATACTGTAAGTGCTGTTAATGCTTTAGCTGCAGCTTTATCAGGAGTAAATGTTTCAGCAAGTCAAGCTGTATCGCAGATGGGAACATTGGGTGCATCTGTACCTCAAATTATGGAGGTATTAAGACTAAATAATTTAGGTGTTGATACTTCAGCAATAACAAATGCTAAAACTAATAGTGGATTTGCTCAGGCTTTAGGAGAAGCAGTAACAAAAGATGTACAAACTACTGCTGCTTCAGAATATGATGCAGCATTATCTTCTGTTCAGTCTGCTCAAGCTGCAATAGCAAATAATAATGTACAACAAAGTGCAACGGCAGGTCTTTCAACAGCTCAGTCAAACTTGCTTACAAATGATAAAGCTAGAATAAAAGCACTTGATGCACAATTGACTTTAATGAAACAACAAACTCAGCAATTGCAAGCACAACAACAATATAATCTTTCTCAAGCTGATTTAGATAATCAAATTAGAATGGCACAAGCTTCGGGTAATTTCTTGCAAGCAGCTCTTTTGCAGCAACAAAAAGCTGGAAATACAAATAAGTATAATCAAGATACCCAACAACAATCTTTACAAGATCAAAAAGATAATTTAACCGCAGAAGTTGCTAATTTAGATCAATTAGTTGCAGATTTTAAAACTGTTGCTTCTAACTCTGCTCAAAACAAAACATTAACAGATGCTTTGTCTACAGCACAAACAAATTTAAAAAATATAGCTGGTAAAGATACGGGCAAAGGATTAGCAGATCAAATAAAAACAGCTTTGTCTGCAGTTGATTTAACGCAATTTTCTACACCTGGCGGAAAAGTTTTATATGTTTCTATTGCAAGTGCACCAACTAACACTGCAAATGGTGGAGGCAGTGGTTTACCTCAAGAAAAAATAGGAAGAGGAGCTAGGGGTGCAACCCAGTACGCCCCTTATGGATATGCATATGATAAAAAAACTAATTCTATGGTTGCAATTGATCAGTATGGAAATCCAGCCACTCCTGAAGAAATAAAGCAATGGGCAACATCAGGGAAAGCATCGGGTGGCTTGCTGGTAGGACCAGGTACTGGAACTTCAGATTCAATTCTTGCAAGGTATGCAAATGGCGGGATGTTGAGAGTATCAGCTGGAGAATATATAACTAAAGCATCATCAGTTTCTAGATATGGCACAGCATTTATGGATTCAATAAATCAAGGTACATTTAATCCTAAATTTGCAACAGCAGGTGCACCATCTATACCCGCAGCGTCTGGTACAATAGGGGGAGCTGTTTATAATATTACGGTAAATGCTCAAACAAGTGCAAATACTGATGAAATAGTAAAAGCAGTTACAGATAGTATAAAGAGAATAGATAGCATGACATCAAGCAATAGAAGGATTAAGATATAATGAGTAACTATCCTAATGGAAATTATTCCATACCTATCGGTGTTCAAGTATCTATAGATTATGATCCTGTTGCTCAAACTGGAACTTGGTATAAGCTTTCTGACCATAACCGCCAGCCTATTGGTATCACATATTCTCTTGTTGAACAAGCAGACAGAATGGCAAATGGCACACTTCGCAAGTATGTTGTAGCTAGAAAATTTGTTATAACTACTGACTGGAGAGACTTTCCAACACTTGACTCTAATCTTGTTGACTATAATCCATCAAATCCTACAAATACAGCTCATGCCGCAGCATGGATTAAAGCATTCTATGAAATTAATGCATTCCAACCAGTTTATGTAAAGCTTATGTATGCACAAGAACCAGCAAGTTTATCTACTATACCCGCACTTCCAGCAAGTTCTTATACAGATTCAGCAAATACGGCGGGACAAATTTATCATGCATACATGACTACGTTTACATATGATGTTTTAAAGAGAAGACAAGGTTACGATTACGTAAATCTTAAAATAGAATTTACGGAGATATAATGCTAGGTACGCAATCTGTAAAAAATTATTTTGAAAATAATACTACAGCAACTCTTCCATTAATTTCCGCAGAGTGGAATTACAATTTAGTTTATAATACATATGTAAGTTTTAGCGGTACAGGTCAAAATATTGCACCTTCACTTTCAAGTACGGCGGGATGGAATACATATTCCAACCCTAAGCTTACATTAAATAAAACAACAGATGGATATAGTACAAGTGCTTTTACAGACTTATCATCAATTCAGTTTGGCGTTAATGTAACAACTGTAGAAAATACTTCAGATGTAACAAACTTTCAAGCAAAAGCTTCGCTTAATATTGCATTACCAAAATCTGCTGCAAACTGCTACAAAGTTGTTTTCTATGCAAGATCATTAACAACAGATACCATTAATCTTTCAACAAATATATCAGCAACTTCAAGCAATCTTAATGCTACAAGTTTTGCTAGTATTGACAACTTTACTTGGCAAAAAGTTACAGCAATAGCGGGAGTTAGACCAACAGATAATCCGTACAATAACTTTGATTTAACTTTAGATTTTACAAATACAACTCTTAGCTCCAATGGCATATGGGGATTAGAAATATGTCATCTAGAAATATATCAGATTACATATTTTGATTATTGCTATGGCAACTTGTGGCCTACAGATAGTATATTTACTTATTTCCGACCAGGTGAGAGTTATGTAACATCTGGCAATGCTTCAATATCAAATGTTACAAGACAAGTGACTAAAATGCCAGGAGATTACAATACTCCATTCCCGTCACAATGGACAAATGATATGCCATGTAGTCCAATAGTATACTCTCCAAAAACTTTGTTTTCTGCAAACTCAAATCCTTTGTATAAAAATGGTTTATTATCAACACTTTCTAAATACAATTATTTTGTTTCAGAGGTTCCAAACGGAGCAACTTCGGTAGGTGCTGCTTATGAAGAAATACTTAAATCAAATAAAATCATTATTAAGTTTAACTTATCTCAATCAATACCAGATAACTTTACTGTAAGCCTTTATAACGGTTCTACGTCTGTTTCCACGACTACGTTTGATTCGTCTGCTATACAGGCTTCAGGGCTCTGTGAGCTGTATTGGAGCGGCTCAGCATGGACCACAACCAAATGGACATGGGCTCCAGATGCTACGTCTCAGATGCCTACTATTAATTCGGCGGGGCAGATAAGTAAATACCAATCCTTTAATAAAATAGTAGTAACACAGACTAGTTCAACCCCTATATCTAATTATCAGACTATGACATATAATGCTTCAAATTCAGCAACCGTATTGTCAGAATTTAAGAGAATGCAAGTTGTTGAAATATCTCCAAGACTTGAGCTTGATCTGTCTGCATTTATTGTTGAATATGACATTCAAAAAACTTTTGATGCAAAAAATACTCCTCTTCCAATTTCATCTATGTCTGCAAATACAGCTACTATACACCTTAGTAATATACCATTGTCTGGTACTAATAATTATCCATTATCAATATTTTCAACTAATGCTAATGATGCAAATTACACAACTCCTTTAAAAAATCTTATTGTAAAAAACGTTAAATTTTATGTAAACTATTATATTCCCGATACAACTGTAGACACACAGGCAAATAGAATTATCCCAGGTGGAGTATTTTATGTTGATACCTGGGACAATACAGATCTTAAAGTTGCTAAAGCAAACTGTCTAGATGTTGTAAAATTCTTACAAACTATTTCTGTTAATGATTATGTTTCTCATGAACAAGGACTTGTAAATATATTTACAAACATTATGGACTCCTCTGGATTTACAGATTATAATCTTGATGAATTGACTTCTGTTTTAACAGATAACAACCAGGTTCTTACCGCTGGTTATTTTTATGCAGATTCTGCAAACAAAACAATATATGATGTTCTGCATGAAGCATTCATGGCTTACCAAGTGGGTTCTTACATTGATGAATTTGGTGTTTTAAGATTTAAAAATCTAAAAAATATTATTTCAAGTAATATTTCAGTACATTCAATTACAGATAGCAGTATTGTAGTTGATACTTATAATGAAACCATTAAATCTAAACCAGGTAAATTAAGAATGCTTTACCGAGAGCCACAGAGAAAGATGAGCGTTTGGACCAGTTCTTTGGCCTTGCAAAATTCAAATACAACAATTTTAAGTCAAGCTCCAGATGTTGTATGGAAACAGGACACCGAAGATTTAGTTCCATTTAATTATCTTATTGAACCAATAACAAGTTTTTCTCAAAATTATTACAGAGTAGATCCTAATAGTTTAAGCGATCCTTTCTATACCACAGTTTTTGACCATGATTCTTATGCCATTATAGAGGGCGAAATAATTTCTACTGGCGATAAAGAATGGTCTATAGTTAGTGATAATGGTGTTCCAACATTCATCCATATTGCTAGCCAAGCTGATTACAATAATAAACTTGCTCAATTTACAAATGCACAAGGTTCAGCTAATATAACACAATCACCTACAGGTAGATTTGTGAATGTAAAAAGAGGTTTGTTTGGAACCGCCGCAACCACGCATTATCCATTAACTAAAGATGTATCTTCAAAAATGCAGTGTTACACATATGCAGCGGGCACATCAACATTTTCTTTAACTCAACCATTTTCAATATCTTCTTCTACAGGATTAATTCAAGTACCAATATTTTCATCAGGAGCAACTGCTGTTATGTTGCCAACAAATCAATCCGATCAAGGTTATTATACATATTCTACAAAATTAAGGTTTCCTAACGTCATCCCTGGTAACTATATCTCAGCTGGAATCCAAATGGGCATAAGCTCTTCTTTAGGTAATTCAAACGCTTTCTTTGTAGAAATTAAAGCTGTAGAAGGTAAAACTAATAAATACTTATTAAATTATGGAGTGGGTGGGGTTGCATCTGGCACAGTTGATATAACTAATATATTAAATGCAGATTTTAATAACGAACCAGTACTACCTTTATATGCTGTTAAAGAAAAAGGATTAATTAGTCTAAAATTAACAGAGGGTGCAGTACCAAGAAAAGACTCAAATAATAACTATGTCTATCAAACAATTACTGCCCCAGACGGAACAACATATAAAGATTTTGTTTATGATAACCATATTGTTATTTATATAAATAATCATAGAATAAATACATATTTAAGTTCTGATATTTTGGCTCAGGTGGGTACTAAATTTGGAGTGTATGCCCACGGAGACGGTTCTGCTTCTTCTACTGTAGAATTTGCCGAGATATATGCTTGCGAAACTGCTCTTGATGACAAGATTAGTTATCATTTTCAGTCTTTTAATTTTCTTGATAATCTTGTTGCTAATAAAAGAATTATTGAAAAATTCTGCATGATTCAAGCACAGCCACAAATTATTGGACTTAATCTTTATGATGTTCAGTTAAGCACCACTCCTTCATCAGGCGTAGAGCCATTAAAGGTTATGTATAATCTTTATTATACAGATCCTAATGCAGTACTTAACCCTAATAATACAAGTAACTCAACGTCTAACTGGATATCTGTTTATGATGACGCTATACAATATTCATCAATTGCCAGCACTGGCTTCAGAGCAAAATTTGCATTAGTTAATAATTCGCCCTATTCAGTTTGGACAAAAACTGGAACAGAGGATAAGCAAGCTGTATCTGCACAGTTTGCATTGTTTTCAAGAAATATGATTGTTTTAACAGATCAACAAACCATTGAAAGAATACTAAACCCACAAAACATCAACGAAGTAATTGAACTACAGTCTGACTGGGTGCAATCTAAAAATTCTGCAGAATCAATATTAAAGGTTTTATCAGATGCTACAGATGCATTTAGTAAAGACATACAGATTACAGTATTCGGTGATCCATTAATTCAAGTCGGCGATGTTGTTTCTTTAACTTATTCATTAAAAAATATGGTTAATTTGAACTTTTTTGTACAGAGTGTTACTCAAACATTTAAACAAGGTCTTGTAACTGAGCTTATATTAAATCAAATAACTTATAATGGAACAGGAGTAGATTCAAAACCTACAAGATTCCCTTACCCTACAGCAATAAATTCAAACACATCTGCAAAAATTTCTTTGTCACCAGCATTTGGCTCCGTAACGGGCGGAGATGTTATCACAATAACTGGTGGTAGTGGGTTTACTTCAAGTTCTTTACCCACAGTATTTTTTGGAACACAACAGGCTTATAACGTTACTTATGTAAATCCAACAACTGTTACCGTTCAAACCCCACCTCATGCGGCGGGAGCTGTAAATATCACCCTGGCTTTTGGTAGCACAATATATACTACAGCAAATTATTATGGGTATACCTATAAAGCAGTAGCACCAACAGTTGGAGCTATCATTGATTTATATTTACAAAGCAGTTATTATGACCCAACTAATAAAAATCAAGATGTTTATTTGAACTGGACTCAACCAACTAATAGTAATTTGTTTGATTATACATTAACTGGGGGAGCGACTCAACGTCCAGATAACAGAAGCGGAGTCAATTTAACATACCCAGATCCAAGCTCTGTTTATAAACTGGCATTCTCTGGTGCGGGGATAACTGGCGACCCACTAACAATTAATGGCGGCGGTTTGGAAAACGGTCAAACATATACAGTAACAGTAACACCAAAAAATTCAACAAATGGTGTAGTAACTTCTGGTAAAGCTATGACATTTAATTTTGTAGCTGGTAATATTACAGCTACCCCAAATGTTCCAGCAATACCAGTACTAACAACAAATTATGTTCCATATACTACTAATTCTGATGGAACAATAACAATGACTTTAACAATCATTCCAGACTCTAGTGGAAACCCGCCTACTTCATATAAAATTCAAGTAAACCCAGATCAAGCAGGTACTCCAAATACTACTGCAATATTTACACCTCAAGTCTCTCAATTAACTAAAGATGGCTCAGGTAACTATGTGTATGTTATCGGTAGTGAAGTTAGCAATACTAAATTTGCGGCTGGACAACAATATGCTGTAAACATATATGCATTAAACTCTGCAGGTCAAAGTGACATTAGCCCTTATACAACGGCGGCCGTTACTCAAAGCAATGCTCCAACACCAACAAATGTTTCAGTAACTCCAGGAAGTAATATAACTGTAAATTGGACAGGTAACTCAGCATTTAATTCTTATCTTGTAAATTATACTGGTTCTGTAACGGGACCAGCCGTAGGAGAACCACCATTTACCACAACAGACAATATAAACTTTACAGATACTACTTATCAGGGTCTTTTTAAACCAGGAGAGATTGTTGAAATAAGTGTTCAGCCGTTCTTGGCGGGACTTGGAAGTATTCCTGGTAATCAATCAGCTACAATATCCTATACAATCCCAACTCAAACAACCAACTCGGGAGGATCAACTTATATTAACCCAACTCCAGATATAGAATTCCCTTATGCAGAAAATTATCATGAAGACTCAACAGGCAAAACAGTACACGCAACTGGTGGTTCTTTCTGGTGGTTTGGTGCTGATCCAGCGGGAGATTTTAATAGCTACACTTGGCAATGGGAATTAAGAAGAGGCTCAAGTTCAAGCGGAACATTATTGTCTAGCAATAGTTTATCATCCCCAAATGGCGGAAGTGGTAGATATTATATCGTTCAAACAAGCAACACTGGGCAGCTTTATTTTAGAATAAGACAAGTTGTCATTGGTAAAGATGGCAATACATATAACGGTGCGTGGGAAAGTGCCACGGGTACATTTACCTAAAATAAGCTTAAAATGATATAATTGGTATTGTTAAAGGAGTTAGTTAGTGAATACTACAGAAAATAACAAATACATATATCCGTTGACCCCTGGGGCCAGAGGTAAATTTGTTATTGCTAAAAGTGATCCAAATAACACCCCATTGGGCAGAGCAAAATTAGAAGCTTTATATGGGGCAGGAAATGTAATAGTAGTTCCAGATTCACAGTTTCTTAGCTATGTTGGTTCAGATTTAGATTTGGTATCCCTGTATGCTTCTGAAAATTTTAGCCCGCTATCAGTAGCAACAGGCTCGGGCGGTAATTCTGGTGTAACACCCGCAGCTGGCCCAGTTAATATAGGTTTGCCAGCTCCAACAAATTTAAAACTTGGTTCTTCACAAACAGTTTTGGGAACAAATGGAACTAATACAATTTCAATACCAGTATTTTTTAATACTGTAACAGGTGCAGATGGATATGAAATTACTTATACATCTAATAATACTTATTCCACGGCAACTATAACAGGAGTAAGTACTTCTGGTTCAGGATTGGGATTGATCTCAGTGTCTTGGAATGCATTGTCTAGTGCAAGCAACTATACGCTTACTGTAACGAATGTATCAAATAATCAATATTCTTCTGTGCTAGTAACTCCAACATCTGGTTCATCAGTTGTTTCTAGTTCTATGTCTGTACCCACAGGATATTCATATACTGCTACTATTACACCATATAATTCAAACGGTTATGCTGGCACAGCATATACAACAACACAGATTGCTGCATAAGGAGAATAATGCTAAAAGGAACATATGTATTTAAACAGGGCGGGGTAGAGGTAGGTCGTTCTGAAAACATTATTACTACAAATGGTAAGACAGCCATACTCCAGTATCTTTCAGGTGCACTTTCAGAATGGGCAGCATCAATTGCTGTAGGTACAATTAATACTACACCAACAGTAAATGATCTAACTCTTGCTTATGAAGTTGCAAGAAGTGCAGTGACATTAAAATCATTTCAAGTTGGTTCCCCAAATCTTATTGTAGTTAAAGGAACATTAGCTGCATCAGTAGCTGCAAACATATATGAAGTTGGTGTTTTTCCAGTAACTACAGCAAATATATTTGGCACAAGAGATCAATTAATTATTGATGATTTCTCAGGTATATCAAATTGGAAGGGTACTTACACAACAAATCAATATGCTGCTCAAAACAGCATATCACCAAGAATCGGTACATACAGTGTAAATATACCAGCAGCTACTACAATAAGTAATTCAAATTTTTATCTTAATCTTTCATCTTATTCACAACTTGATAGCCTAAATATATTGGCTAATGTGCCAAGTGGAAGTTCTGGGACTTTAAATGTAGTACTTACAGATGTGAGTTCAAATACAGCAATAGTTTCCTATACATTTAATGGTGCGACAACTAACGGATATCAGATACTATCTGGCAAATTGCCATCAAATATATCAACATTAGGAACTATTACTTCAGTTTCTATACAAACAGTTGGAGTATCATCTTCAATTACTGTTGATGCTATTAAAGTTTCAGTTTTAGGCGAAATTACAAATAGTGCGGGAATTGTTAGTAGATCAGTTTTAACAACACCTATTGCTAAAATATACGGAGTTCCGCTGGATATAGAATATTATCTCCAGTTAAGTTAGGATAAAATATGGCAACAGCACAATGGAGTCCAGGTTCTACTGTTCAAACTTCTTTAACTCAAAGTGGTTTGACGCCAGGTAGTTCATATGTGCTGCTTGTAAGAGCATATAAAAACAATTCGGACGGGACTAGAAGCTATTCTGATTATGCTTCAATACCATATACAGACTCTGGTGTAGCACCTAGCGGCTTAAATCCATTAGCAACTAATAATGGAACAGATATACTTTTAAATGGTGGTTCAATATTTGCACAAAGTGTATCAAACCCATTTCCATCTAATATTGGTAAATTTAATGTTGTAACGGGTAGCACATCGGGCACAGGATTAATATTAAATAGTTCAGGAATAGCAGCATTTAATAATGGCACTAAAGAGTTTTACATAGATGCGTCACGTGGAAAAGCATATTTTGCTGGCACATTAGTTGCAGCTTCAGGAACTTTTTCTGGTTCTTTATCAGCAGCTTCAGGAACGTTTACAGGCAACTTATCGGGTGCTGGGGGTACTTTTTCAGGAACAATGAGTGCTGGAACTATAATATCTCCAATTTTTAGTACAAATAATAATACGGCAGCAGGCATAACTAATAATAGTTCTCCAAGATTTTATATAAGTTATGTCGAAGTTCCTTCAAATTGGGAATCAACGGCCGCAGGTGTACAAATCACTATGGATCCAGGGGACACATCAAGGTACGATACAGTTGGAGGTATCGAGCTTGTACGTGATGCTATATATCAAAGTTTTGTAACAATGTGGGCACCATATAGTAATTCTTATAAGCAGGGCGCAGCAAGAATAACTTTACAATCAGCAGCAGGAGCTGGCAGTGCAGCAATAAGTATGCAAGGAGCCGTTATAGTGATTGGTTCGGTTGCAACAACTGCAGCAAATACTAGTCCAACAACAATAATGGATTTAAGAAGAATAATGGTGCAAACTGGATCTTTATCAAATTATCCAGCCTCAAGCTATAGTGCAGGCGATATCCTGTTAATGTACTAGGGCAAAAATGGATATAAGAATAAATTTAGACGGATCAAATTGGTCTCCATCAATAAAAAATATTTATTCTAATTCAGGTTCATCTTGGACCCCTATAAAAACTGGTTGGGTTAACATAGGTGGTTCTAGTTGGCAACAATTTTATGGTTCTACTACAACTACTACAACTACAACAACTACAACCCCTCCCTCAAATACATATTATTATGCATATTCTGATTGTGATCAGAATGGAAATTATGCACCATCACCAACAAATGGTGGCACTGTAACAACTATACCTACAGGTTATTCTGCAGACACATTAAAAACAAGATATAACGCAGTTAGTGGAATTACAACTTATGAATATTACAGCTCAATTAGCAGTACAGATGCATTAAGACATGTTATTAATGCAAATTGTATAACTTTAAACGCTACTGGTGCAACGGGCTCAACAGATGGAACTTTTACTATTTCTTGGACAATAAGTACTGGAAGTTTAGTTGATTCTTATCGTTTAATAGTTTCAGGCGCAAATTCTGGCAATTTATCACCAGTTTATGATTTAAATCTTATATCAAATACAACTACTTCAGAATCCTACACTGGAGGAAATGCAGGTGCAACTTATTCATTTACCTTGTATGCCTATGACTCTGCTTCAAATATAATAAAAACTGCAACTGGGTCTGTAGTAGCAGGCACTACCTCAAGCGGCGGGGGAGGAGGCGGGGGAGGTGGCACACCAAGCACAACTTCAACTTCAACTACACCAAGCACAACTTCAAGCTCAACCAGTACTTCTTCTGGAGGATGTGTTTATGTTTCATATGCCCCTGGCTGTTATTACGGAGGAATTTATTGCAATGGCGTATTTAGTACTTGTATATAGAGGTTCTGGTATGCTATACTGTAAAAAAAGGAGCTTATTTTAATGGATCCGCAGTATTTTAATTTTAATATTAATGTTGAAGGGGAATTTGCTTTCACTTGGAGAGTAAATAAAACTGAAGAATTAGATCTTTTTAATGTTTTAATGAATAATCCTATCGTTGTTGTTCAAAGTTCAGATGAGCAATTAACTATTTTTAATTATTTAATTAATAACGAAATCAAGTACACCCAGTCTATACCAAACAAAACAGATTTTGGTAAAATGATGATAGCAGCTTTATCTAGTAATCCTAATTTCGTACTAGTTACTAATTAATAGAAAGAAAAAATTTGGAAGAACAAAGCAAAAGTCCGTGGCAAATATGGAAAGAAAGTTTAAAAAATAAAGAACCACAGTTTTGGGATGCATTATCAGGCAATGCAGATAAAGCAAGTGAAGAACTTGCTGATTCCAGATATGAAATTTGTAAGTCTTGCCCAGAGTTTATTGGATTAACCAAACAGTGTAAAAAATGTGGTTGTTTTATGAATGTAAAGACAAAGTTAAAACATGCTGATTGCCCTATACATAAATGGGATATTGAAAAAATATTGGTTAGTGTGGTTAATTATTGTGATCCAGAATTTTATGAAACTATAAAATCTTTATGGGACAACGCAAGTAATAAAGACCGTTTAATATTTTCTATAGTTTCTCAAGATATAGAAAAGCATAATTTTGATTTTATTCCTACAAACCAACTAATATATCGTTATTTTGACATGTCAAAATGGGTAGGTGGAATTTGTGCTGCAAGAAATTTGGCAGTAGATGTAAACGTAGAATATGAATATTTTATACAATTTGATTCACATACAATAGCAACCGAGGGCTGGGATTCAAAATCCATTAGATTGTATAGAAGTCTGGGTGATCAAGATAAGTATATAGTTTCTTCAGGCACTCCTTCATATGTAAGAAACCAGGAAGGACACATAGAAACAGGTATGGGTGATATTTGGGGTAATAGGGCGGTTCCTTCAGATCATATTGTGCCAGGATTTTTCTTCCCATATTATGCTGCTATGCAAGAAAAAGAAAAAGTAGAAGGATTTTGGATCACATGTTTATTTTTAATAGCACCATATGAATGGGTTAAAGAGGTCGGGATATCAAAAGATTCTTCTTATAATACAGAAGAATTTAATCTATCACTTAGGTCACATGCTAAAGGGTGGAAAATATTTAATAAAGGTCATAGAGTTGTTTTTCATCAATGGCACGATCAAAATATAGCAATCGAAACTAGAAGAAATAAGAGACCTTGGGCTGATAAATTTACTGAAGAATACTGGAAACATGCAGAAAAAGCTACAAATTTTACAGGCAGATTGATTGCGGGCCTAGAAGATGTTCCTTTAGATAAAGTTAAATCTTTCTTTAAATTAGCAAATATAAATGAAAAATATTGCGAAAACCCTGATAACTATTATAATATATTAGATCAAACAAAGATAGATAATAAACATATAGGAATGCCTCCAAGATTTCCAAAATAATGCTATAATGGAATATCAAACAAGGGAAACAAATGGATAAAGCTGAATTAATAATTACGGCTCTACAACAACGTATAGGTGAGCTTGCTTCAGGTTATGAAGGACAAATTGCTTTGTTAAGAGCAGAATTTACACAACAGTCAGACCAAATAGTAGAAATGCAGAAAACAATTGATGAATATTCAAAGCTTCTTGAAGAAAAAGAAGACTGTTAAAATCTCCGCCCCACTAGTACCGAGCGGTTTGATTGCTCATACTGCTAAAGGCTATTTTTATGTAAAGGGAAATAAAAAGTTTAAATTTATTTCTGATAGAGTAGTCCAGTCATGGAATCTTCCAGTTGTAGATGTCAATGATGAAATATTAAATAAGTTCATGTCTATGGGCACTTTGGGGTTTAGAGATGGGACTTTGATAAAAGACATATCTGATGGTAAAATATACTTAATAAGTGATTCAAAGCGTCGTCACATTATAGATCCCGCCGTCCTAAATTGGCTAGATACAGAAATGATTCGGGCGGGGCAAAAAGAAGTTTTGATACACGAAGAAGGAGAACCCCTTGGCAGTTAATACAACAGTAGATAATGCAGTAATTGACTATACGGCAATTGCAAGTCTTTTGCAGACAGTAAAATCACACGACGACTTGTTCGTACAGTTTTCGTCGGGTTCATTGGGAAATATTGCAGTAAATGAATCTGCAAATGGAGATGCATCACAAGTTAATGCAACAGCCATCCCAGCATCTAATTTCCTTGTTCAGGGAGTTCAAGCACAAGGCACATTATCTGGTGGTAGTTGTTCTTTCACAGTTTATTGGGGAGAGGCATTCGGTATTGCTCCAATTGTTACAGCAACACCTCAAATTCAAAATTCAAATTCAAGAGCTACGGCATTGATTAGTTCTGTTGATACTTCAAAAGCAACAATAGTTGTTTATGATAGTGGTTCAACGGCGGGAGCAGCAGTTCTTCTTAACGTACTGGCACTAGGAACAAGATCTTAAAATATGTACGAACCTATCAAGTTTTGGACAAAACGAGATAAGAAGGTTAGTAAAGAAGGTTATGTTTTAATTAAAGTTCCAGAACATCCTAAAAATTTTAAAGGCTGGTATTATGAACACCGCCTTATAATAGAAAAACAATTAAATAGAATTATAGAAGATTGGGAAACTATTCATCATATCAATAATGATAAGACTGATAATAGATTAATTAATCTTTTCTTATGTTCAAGATTAGAACATAATAAAGCACACGTTGCTTGACAAAAACTAATATAACACGCTACAATTAACTAAACCTAGACAAAGGATTATATGAGTAATGATTTAAAATGGATGATGGTCTCAGATGTCCACTTCCCCCGCCACGATGAACGCAAGGTAGAACTATTTCTTAAAGTCATGCAGTGGTGGCAACCAGATGCAGTTGATCTGCTCGGAGACATTGATGATGCTGATTCCACAAGCCGTTGGGCTGATGGACTGCCAGACGAAGGTGTATCTATTATGGACGGCGGGGTTACAGGAACTCGTCAGTTCTTAGCAGACATTAGAGCAATTGTTCCAGATGCAGAATGTCATTTCCATGATGGTAATCATGGCTGGACAAGACATGGAGACTATATTGCAAAGAAAGCTCCAACACTACTAGATTTCGTTACACCAGATTCACTCTATGAATATAATAAGCATGGCTTTAATTGGCATCATTACAATGAACCGCCAGTTAAGCGTTTTGGTGATATGTATGGTCATCATGGCGAGTCCATTTCTAAACACTCTGGAGAGTCTGTTCGTAACGATGTCAACAACTGGGGGATATCTCTAGTTCGTGGACACTCTCACCGAATGGGTGCATATTATCAGACATACAATCTAAGTGGTCAAGAACTACGAGGATATGAAATTGGTCATCTATGCGATGAGAACAAAATGGATTATTCAATCCAAAAGAATTGGCAGGCAGGATTTGCAGTGGCACATGTTGTCAATGATTATCCACATATGCAGCTAATTCAAATTACACGAGATTATACTTGTGTAGTAGACGGTAAGATCTTTACCGCATAACCTAAATAGGAGAAATAAATGAACGCAAAGACAAAGGCTCTATTTGAGCATTATGTTATCTCAACAATCGTTGCAGCAGTAGCAATTTGGCAGGGTGGAAATCATCACCTCAAGCAAGTTGCATGGGCAGCAGTAGTTGGTGTATTTGGTCCAGTATTGAAGAGTGCTTACGAGCATGCTTCAAAGGCTTCTTCAACACCAGCAGCAAAGTAAATAATAGATACAATTAAATAATGATGAATTGTAAAAAATGCACAGGACGAGTATTCGTTGACAGAGTTTATTCCCAGAACCTGCGGGTTGAATTGTTCTGTGTTATGTGTGGGAAACGATGGATGGTAAAAAGAGATAATAGGTTTGGTGCATGGGTAGCAAAACGAGAAGAGATTCTGCAACACGGTTACGGTATTTCTATCTAAACGGTAAGTTACATAAAGTTTTGCGACGTTCAAGAGCGGAAGATCTCTTGATTGCATGGGACTATGAACTCGGTAAGCGTGTTGCTTATAGTTTGGCTGATGTCAATAAAAATAAACAGTACGCTTACCCCATCTCAGAAGTTGTAAAAATTTTGGGTAAGCATGAAGATACAATTAAATGGCATATGTATAAGGGAGATATAAAATTTCCTCAGCAGTGCTATTCTCTTAATGGTAACAAGACTCCAGGAAAATATTTTTGGAGTGAAGATGATATTAGATCAATGCACGATTTCTTTAAAACAGTTCATCGTGGCAGACCGAGAAAAGATGGCGGGATTACGCCAGGAGATATGCCTAGTAGAGCAGAGGTAGAAGCTATGATGAAACAAGAAAATATTTTATATGTAAAGAATAACGATGGGGAGTTTGTCCCAGTTTGGAAAGCACCAGAATGGTAAATAAGTCTGATAAAGATGCCAAGCATGTCTTGCATCAAGCACTTCGTGTGTTGGAATTCACAATGGAATTAGCACAATCTAAGGGTGACATTGATGCTATGATAGGTATATCAGATCGTTTGATGATGTTGTATCAACATTTATCAGAAGGTAATGCTAAAAAGTTTAAGCCAGGATTTGCTTTTGCAGCAGACAAAGAAGAAAGAGTAGAAGATGAATCAGACTAATGTTAAGGTTGAACTTCAATTCACCCGCAACTTGGGTAACTATGAAAGTCTAAAGATTTCTATTGGTGTGGAAGATTTTAAGCGGGACCATGAGACAGTTGACGAAGCCACAAATAGAGTGTATACTTTCGTTGAAGGTAAAGTCATGGAGAAGGTCCATGAAATTGAAGATGAATTAAAATCTAACAAAGGTAAGAAATGACAAAAGATGAAGCAAAACTGGCTTACGGTTTAGTTTCGCTATATTGTGTTCTATACAAAGAGACTTACAAAAAGCCTGTTGTTGTGAACAAGTATAGAGAAAAGTGGGCTATGCAGGATGTGATTGAGAGTGTAGGGTATGACAGGGCTAAGCAGCTTCTTGAATATTATTTCACCACAAAGAGTAATCACAGCATATCTTGGTTCTTTTATAACTTTGAGAAGTTAGATTTGGCACTACAGCAAAAAGAAGAAGATAAGACCCGTCGGGAATTAATCAGAGCTAAGACAAAATCTATGGTTGAAGAAAGGAACAATGAACACTGAATCAGCAGTCATATCATCAGTATGTGCCAATAAGGATATCTCTACAGTACTTGCTGAAAATATTGATGAAGTGTTTACTTCACACAGAGATGTCTGGGAAGGTTTAAAGTCTTATTATTTAAAGTTTAAGTCTGTTCCTGATATTTCTGTTCTTACTGAAAGATTCAAAGATTTTGAACCCGCCAAAGTCAAGGGCGAGACAGCTTATTATCTTGACCAATTAAAGAATGAATATCTTGCCAGCCGAGTTCGCAATCTTTTGCTAACCTCTGGTGCAAGTTTAAAGACAGAGGCATCTGCTAGAGTAATCGCAGAGATGCAATCCGAGTTAACTAATCTTGGTAGACTAACAGCCAATGTTAGAGACGTAGATTTAACTGATTACAAGTCAGCAGAAAAACATTTTGAAGCAGTTCGTACACGCTCTGATGCTATGGGCGGTAGCCCAGGTATCATGACTGGATTTAAAGCAATTGATTATGCTTATCCTACAGGAATGGCTCCAGGACACCTTATCGTCATGATTGGTTGGCCAGGTAAGGGTAAGACGTGGTTCTCCTCTTATTTAGCTTGCAAGGCTTGGGAACAGGGCTTTAAGCCAATGATCATATCCCTTGAAATGACTCCAGAGAATATGCGTGACCGTATCTACACAATGTTGGGTTCAGGACTTTTTAAGTCTTCAGATTTTGCCCGAGGCAGTGTTGATATGGAAGCTTTTGATGATTGGGGCTCTAAAAAGTTTTTGGACAAGAACGGTTTTATTCTTGTATCAAATGAAGGGGCGGGACAAGTAACTCCCACCACAGTACAAGCAAAGATTGACCAACATAAACCAGATTTAGTCATCTTGGATTATCACCAATTGTTTGCTGATTCAAATAATTCTAAAGCACCTACAGAGAGAAACATGAATATCTCTCGTGAATTTAAGATGCTTGCCATGAGAAATAATATTCCAGTCATTGATATTACTGCTGCAACTGCAGAAGAAACTTCTGACCACGATTCCCCGCCAATGCTTAACCAGGTAGCTTGGTCTAAGGCGATTGAATATGATGCTGATATGGCTATCGCTATTCATAAGAATCCTGATAGCAATATTATGGAAATTGTAAGTCGTAAGAATCGTCACGGAACTGAATTTGGCATGTACCTAGACTGGGATTTGAACAGGGGTATTGTCAAAGAAGTTTACGACATTCCTATATCTTAGTTTATGTAATCATCGTCTAACTTGGTATAATTATCAGGAAAGATTGGTGATCATGTACCCACGCAAAATACATGACTTTTGGATGAACGGAACCATCAAAGATGATTCCAAATTCCAAAGCTCAAGGGAGAACTATGAAAGACTTTTGGTCCAGCAGATGCGAGACAAAGGTTATGTTCCTGTCCTTGACATGCAGCCTCAGTTTAATGTAAAATATAACGAAGGCAAAGATCACTACACTTTCAACCTTGTAATGTATGGCATATACATTGGTAAAGCCAAAGCGTTACAATACGAAGGGTTCTCTGGTCAGAGTTTAATACCTAAAGGATAACAAATGTCAGATGCATATACTAAAGCGGACCTCCGCTCTATTTTGCAATCTTGTGGCATTCAAATTATTTCGCAATCAGGGCAAGACTTTCTTTGCCTATGCCCATTTCACCATAACACAGATTCTCCAGCTTTTGCAGTAAGTTATTCAAAAGGCTTGTATGTTTGCTATAACCAAAGCTGTAATTCGGCGGGGACTGTATTAGATCTAGTCATGAAGCTTACTAATAGAAATAATTATGAAGCTATGAGATATATATCTACAAATAAACTTTCAGATGCAGAAATACTTGAGGAAGAGCTTAAAGAGCTTTTAGACGAAAAACCAGAGTTTGAAGAATTCCCGCAATCTACCCTAGACAAATTGTTTAATGATTTGTGCAATTCAACTGTAGCTCAACAGTATTTTAAGTCTAGAAACATAACATTTGAAGCAATGGATTATTTTAAATTGGGTTATTCAGAAAATCAACGCATGGTTACAGTTCCTCTTCATAGCCCCGACGGTGTCCCTGTGGGCATTATTGGGCGTTCTATTGAAGGAAAATCATTTAAGAATAGCAATAACCTACCAAGAAACAAGACTATGTTTAATCTACATAGAGCAAAGCGTGAAGGTGGAACTATTATAGTAGTTGAATCTAGCTTTGATGTTATCCGCTTGTGGCAAGCAGGTTTTCCAAATGCCGTAGCAACACTAGGCGGTAGCATATCAGACATTAACATTAATCATTTAAACAGATATGCTTCAACCGTTATATTGATGACAGATAATGACGGGGCGGGTAGAATGTTAGGCAAGACTATCGCTGGTAAATTAAAGAATAAAAATGTATTATGGGCTAAATATGACCATGATGTAATCTATCCTCGTCTTGCAAAAGATGTGGGAGATATGACAGATGAAGAAATAAAGCAGTGTATAAAGAATGCTATACCGCATTTTGAATATGCAAATATGTAGTAGACAAAGCTAGTTTGGCATGCTATAATAAAGACACAGGACAATATAGAGTCCGTTATCTAAGGAGAAATATATATGGGAATCGTAAGAGGCTTAAACGCACTAAATCAACAAATGGAAAAGTCAGAGTATTCTGGTGAAGGTCAAAAGGGTACTTGGCTAAAGATTAATGACGGACAATCAGTGAAGATTCGTTTCATGCAAGAGATTGATCCAAACTCAGAAAATTATAACGAAAAAGCAGGAACTGCTTTTATTGCCGTAGAGCATACAAATCCAGACCACTATCAACGCAAGGCATTGTGTTCTATTGAGGACCAGGGTCGTTGCTTCGGTTGCGAAATGCACCGTCGTGACCCAAAGGCCAAGTGGGGTGGCAAGAAGCGTTTCTACGCAAACGTAATTGTAGATGATGGCGTTAAAGAGCCATATGTTGCAATTCTTTCACAGGGTCTTGGTCCAAAGGCTATTACTGAATCAGTAATTGCTTGGGCGGGAGAGACAGGCAGTATCACAAATACTAATTGGAAGGTAAAGCGTACAGGTAGCGGAGCAACAGATACAAGTTATTCTGCAATTCCACTTCCTACTGCTGATATTGCACCAATTGATTTTGATAAGTATGAATTGCTTGACCTAGAAAAGACAGCAGTTCGTGATGTTCCTTATGCAGAGCAAGAAGCATTCTACTTCGGAACAACAACAGATTCTTCAAGCGAGAAGGAATCAGCCACCTCATCAGCCGTTGAGTGGTAATTTTTAACTAATAGAAAAGATAAAAATGTCTGACTTTGTACATCTTCATGTTCATAGCCATTACTCCCTTATGGACGGACTTAATACTCCGTATGAACTGCTTGAGGCTGCAAAAAACCAAGGTCAGACATCTTTAGCTATCACCGATCACGGAACTTTGTCATCTCATAGAGATATGCAAATCGCCGCTAAAGAATTAGGCATGAAGCCTATACTCGGTCTAGAAGCTTATATCTCAGCTACAGACCGTTTTGATAAAAGAGCAGTGGCAAAACGAGATGACAATACTTCCTTGTATAACCACATTATTCTGCTTGCAAAGAATGATGACGGTTTAAAGAACCTGCAGAAGCTGTCACAGATTGCTTGGACAGAAGGATACTATCACAAACCCCGCATTGACATAGAGGCACTTTGGGAATTTGGTGACGGTATAATTGTAGTGTCTGGCTGTATGAATGGGCTTATCTCTAAAGCAATTGAGCGTGGAGATAATGATAAAGCAAGAGAGTATGTCAAAATGTTTAAAGAACGATTTGACAAAGACTTTTACATTGAAGTTCAAGCACACAACCCAGAAAGTTTAAATACAGCTCTGCTTGCATTAGCAGACGAATTTGGGGTGAAGCCAGTTGCTACGGGAGATTGTCATTTTGCAAAGAAAGAGGAGAGGGATTTGGAAGAGTTACTCCTCATCCTCTCAACAAAACCAACGCAAAACAAAGATGCAGACTACACAAGTGGTCGTCAGCATAGTAATGTCATTGATCGCTTTGATCATTTATATCCCGACCGCCCTATTAGTTTCGCTGACATTAACGTTTATATTCAATCCTATGATGAGATTGTATTGGACTTTGAAAAGGCGGGGGTCACAAGAAAAGATATCTACGAATCATCAGTAGAGATATCAAATAAGGTACAAGAGTATGATTTTCATGAAAACCTTGACCTGTTACCAGTGCCAAAAAAGAATGCATTAAAAACACTGAAAGAAATGTGTGAAAAGTCTCTAGTAGAAATGGGATTAGACAATGAGACATATAAAGAAAGACTCCAAGAAGAGCTTCAAGTCATTGCTGATAAAAACTTTTCTAGTTACTTCCTTGTTGTTAGCGATATGGTGGGTTGGGCAAAAGAAAACAAAATCTTGGTTGGCCCAGGCAGAGGATCCGCTGCTGGAAGTTTAGTTTGTTATCTTTTGGGTATTACAGATGTAGACCCAATCAAATTTGACCTTTTGTTCTTTAGATTTATTAACCCTGAGCGTAATGACTTCCCTGATATTGATACAGACTTTATGGATAGTCGTCGTGGCGAGGTAAAAGATTACCTAAAGAAAAAGTTTAAGCATGTTGCTTCTATTTCTACTTATACAAAGTTTAAGGATAAAGGTGTTGTCCGAGATGTTGCAAGAGCATTTTTAATTCCGCTAGGTGAAGTAAACAAGGCTTTGAAGTCTGTTGAAACTTTTGAAGAGTTTGAGACCAGTTCATCAACACAAGAGTTTAGAGATAAATATCCAGAGGTAGTAAAGTTTGCATCTCAACTTCGTGGTCGTATTCGTTCAAACGGTATGCATGCCGCTGGAGTTGTGGTTGCTAAAGATGATATTAGCAAATATGTTCCAATTGAAACTCGAAAAGACCCAGACAACATGGTTTCAGGACGTATTCCCGTTGTTGCTTACGACATGGAGCAAACAGCTAATCTAGGTTTGATTAAGCTAGATGTGCTGGGTCTTAAAACTTTATCAGTAATTAATGATACTTTAACTGCTATTGAGCATATGAAAAAGAAAACTATTGATCTTAAAAGCATAAAGCTTGATGATGCTAAGGTTTATGAAATGCTTTCCAATGGATTCACCAAGGGCGTGTTCCAAGCTGAAGCAACCCCTTATACAAATCTTCTTATGAAAATGGGTGTAAGCACTTTTGAGGACCTTGCAGCATCTAACGCACTTGTACGACCAGGTGCTATGAATACGGTCGGAGGAGCCTATATTCGCCGTAAGAAGGGTGAAGAAATGGTTACCTATGCTCACCCAATCATGCATGACTTTACAGAACGAACTTACGGTGTTATTATATATCAAGAGCAGGTTATGCAGGCTTGTGTGCACCTTGGTGGAATGTCTTGGGCGGATGCTGATAAAGTTCGCAAGATTATCGGTAAGAAAAAGGATGCGAGTGAATTTGATGCTTACAAAGACCAGTTTATTCAAGGTGCGAGTAAGCATATTACGAGCGAGGATGCAGACAAACTATGGCATGACTTTGAAGCTCATGCGGGTTATTCCTTTAACCGTTCTCACGCTATTGCTTACTCTATGTTGTCTTATTACACTGCTTGGCTTAAATATTATTACCCTCTTGAGTTTATGCTTGCCATTCTCAAGAATGAAAAAGACACGGATGCCAGGACGGATTATTTACTTGAGGCTAAGCGGTTGGGCATTAAAGTATTACTCCCGCATATCAACGAGTCTGAGTTAGGTTTTAGTATTCAAGGTAATTCAATCAGATTTGGTTTATCAAATATTAAATATATTTCTGACAACATTGGTAGCAAAATTGTTGCTTTACGTCCATTTAGTTCTTATAAAGATTTTACTGGAAAGGCGGGCGTTAAAGGTAGCGGTATTAACTCAAGAGCTATAGATTCAATTAACATGATTGGTGCCGCAGCATTTTCAGATAACAAGCGTAAGGGAAATGAAAATGAAAATCTTTATGAGTATCTGGGTATTCCAAAGTTTGACACAGGCAAGCTAAGTCCTACAATCAAGGCACAGGTTAACCCATTAGAAGAATTTCTTGAGGAAGGTTGCTTTGTACTGCTGGCTATGGTTAAGTCTATCAAGAAAGGTCCTACTTGGGCTCGTGTTGAGCTTGTTGACGATACAGGTTCGGTGGGAATTTTCCATGAGGTCAATACTCAGATTGAGCCAGGAATGATGTATTTCTTCTTGGTGGGAGATAACCGTATCCACAAATATGTCACAATTCAGGATGTAGTTGACAGAATAGACGATCCTTTTGTACAATGGTTATATAGGGACAAATTGAAGATTGATAACGGAAAAAGACTTGTCTTAGATTTCACACATTATAAGACAAAAGCAAATAAGATGATGGCTCACATTATTCTATCTGATGCAGATAAGAATTTAGAGCGTGTGATAGCTTTCCCAAAGTTATATACAAAAGCTTTGGGTAAAATGCAGGCGGGTAGCATTTGTGACCCCGCCATTGCAAAGATGGACGACGGTACATTATTTATCAAGGAGGTGATTTAATGACTGAAGAGACAACAGATGTGACTGCAACAGATGCTCCACAAAATAATAATATCAATATTAGTATTGAGCAGATTTGTGCATCAATTATTGCTACTCTAGATGCAGTAACAGTTCCAATTGAAACTTTACTACAAAGCTATGAAGGCAAGAGCATTGCAGTAAATCAAGACCCAGAGACAAAGGCTATAACATTTACATTAGCTGATGCCCCTGCACCAGTAGTAACAGAGGATACAGAACAAGAATCTGAATAATACGGTATAATATAAGTATATGGCTCAGTCCTACATACTTAAAGGTACGGAGAACGAATATCTTTTGGTCATTAGAGCAGAAGATGAAAAGGCAATCTATAACATAATAGATTTATTAGTGACCAGCCGTAACGAACAGATTAAAGAGTTAGCAATAGAGTTAGAGAAGAGCTTACATGATAACGGAAGAGATTCTAGCAAAGCTAGACCCAAAAACAAGAGCAAGAGTACAGTTAGCAACAAAAGTAGAAGTAGAAAAGCAAAAGACACCTAGTATTGGCCTTAACATGGCTCTTAAAGGTGGGCTAGGTTTTGGTCGCCAAGTTCTTATTTGGGGCAATAAATCTGCTGGTAAATCTTCTTTTTGTTTGCAGATGATTTCAGAAGCTCAAAAAAATGGCAAGACCTGTGCTTGGATTGATGCAGAAGCATCTTACGATCCTGCGTGGGCAACAAAGTTAGGTGTAGATTCAGACAAACTTATTTATTCGCCTGCTAAAACAATTAACGATATGGTTGACGTTGCACAGCAACTTATGGAAGCTGGAGTTGATGTTATTGTTGTAGATTCAATTTCTGCTCTATTACCCGCTATCTATTTTGAAAAAGATAGTACAGATTTAAAAAAACTAGAAGACACCAAGCAAATTGGTGCAGAAGCAAAGGATATGACACATGCAGTCAAAATGCTTAATTATGCCAATAAGAATACGCTACTCGTTCTTATTTCGCAACAAAGAAATCAATTCGGAAGTATGCATGCTTCACACATTCCAACAGGGGGTATGGCGGTTAAGTTTTTCTCCTCTACCGTCATCAAACTCTGGTCTTCGGAAGCTGAAGCAAATGCAATCAAATCTGGTGTTCAAGTTGGCGACAAGATTATTGAACAAAGAGTTGGCAGACCAGTTAACTGGATCATTGACTACAATAAGCTTGGTCCCCCCAATCTTTCAGGTCAATACGACTTTTACTATCAAGGGGAAGCTCTTGGAGTTGACTCTGTTGGAGAAGTCCTTGATACAGCAGAAATGATGGGCATAGTCCAAAAGGGCGGTGCTTGGTACACAGTTGGAGAAGAAAGATTTCAAGGTCGTGCAAAGACTGTAGAATATCTTAGAGCTAACCCAGATATTGTTGAAAAGTTACAAGGAGAGATTTATGACAAGTCTTGAAAATTTTCTTAATGGTAGCAAAAAAGTAAATCCACCATTGCAATCAATGGAACCAGCAAGCGGTTCGTTTGCCTGTCAAAATAAAGAATGCAATGAAGTTGTTTACGAAGGATATATTGACAGAGCACACAGCAAGTTAAAGTGGGTTTGTAGTCAAGGTCATGATTCAGCGGTATCTATTTAATGTCAGAGCGTGGGGAAGTTAAAAGAGATGGTGCTAAAGCTCAAAAGAATTCTGGACGTGGTGATTATCAAAAGGGTGATGCAGTCTGGCATGATTTCGTGGTTGATTACAAAGAGTATGAAAAGTCAATATCCATTAGCCAATCAATTTGGTCTAAAATTTGTACGGATACTTTTAAAGTATCACGTGAAAAGTACCCAGTACTTAAACTTATACTTGGAGGAACAGGTCAGAAGACTAGACTTGCTGTAATTGAATGGGCTTTATTTGAACAAATGGTAGAGTGTTGGGAGACACATAATGATTGATGAAACAAATGTTGATGAGTTTCAAATTTGGTTTGAAAACGGAGTAAATCGTGGTTGGATTTCGAATGTTGTCTGTGCGACACATGACGGTATCCCGCCCATTAATGAAGAAGAAGAGCAAGAATGGGAAGCGGGCGGAGACCCATGCCAATTCGTAGTTAGAATTCTTGAATGACAGAAAAACCAGTTATTGAATTAATCAGCGAACTTACAGAGTTCAATGATATGAAATCGTACATGAATGATCCTGATTTAGACTATGCTCTTGATTTGATTATTAAGCTTATTACTAAGCCAGATGTTCCTTCATCCAAAATTCCAGACCTTATTGTTAAGATGCAGGCTTTGTCTGCTAAATTTGCTATGATGTCACGCTACTATACCACCTTTGAAAAAGGCGGGGAGAATAGCAAAAAGAAAAACGTATATTACACTGCTGAAGAAGCAATAGACAAGCTTGTTGCAGCATTAAAATATTCAATGAAAGGTAATTACTAGAACACTTGAGTGTGTGATATAATAAACATATGAAACCACACAACAAGCTTCCAGAACCAGAAATTGGTCAAATTTTTGAAGGTTGGA